GAAGAGATTAAATTCGGTTTCGTGACGAATTGTAAGAAACTTAATGTTCGTGAAAAACCAACCATTGAATCCCCAGTCGTATGCGAGATTGTTTGTCAGACAGAAGTCATGATCGACGAAAAAGAATCAACCGAAGAATTCTATAAAGTTTACACAGCCGCGGGTGTTGAAGGTTTCTGTATGAAGAAATTTATCGAGATTCGGCCGTAAAGGGAGGATTGTTATGGAGAGTATACTGACATCAATTAAAAAACTACTCGGGATAGCGGAAGAGTATACGCACTTCGATGCAGATTTAATCATGCACATTAATTCTGTGTTTTCAATTTTAACTCAGATTGGGGTCGGTCCCCCCGAAGGTTTTTCAATCAAAGACGAATCGTCTGTATGGCAAGACTTTATTCCAGAAAAATCAAAATGGGAATTAATAAAGTCTTATGTGTACATGAAGGTAAAACTTCTTTTCGATCCTCCCCTTAACTCCGCCGTGATCGAGTCTGCAAACCGAATTATATCAGAGCTTGAATGGAGAATTCAAGTTGCGGCGGATTCTGAAAAAACAATTGAAGAGGAGGAAAAACATGTATGACTAATACGTTAAAACATCACGGCATTCTCGGAATGAAATGGGGAGTAAGACGTTTCCAGAACAAAGATGGAACTCTTACGCCAGCTGGTAAAAAACGTTACCATAAAGACTACAAGAGAGCCCACTCACCAAAGAGTGTTAAATATATGAGTGACGACGAACTTCGTAGACGACTAAATCGTCTTCAGATGGAACGACAGTATTCTCAATTATCTCAAAGCAGCGTTAATAAAGGTAAAGAGTACGCGCGAAAAGTTTTCCAAGCTGGTACTACCGTAGCGGCGATTACCACCACTACTCTTACAATTTACAACAACATTGGAAAAATAAAAGATATTATTGAGAAAAGAAGATAAGGAGGACTAACGCATATGGCATTATCAAACACTGCCGTTCCGAAATATTACGGCATGTTTAGAGATGCCGTTATCCGAGGGGAGATTCCTGTATGTAAAGAAATCTCTATGGAGATGAATCGTATAGACGATCTCATTGCTAATCCCGGAATTTACTATGATGATGAAGCAGTCGAAGGTTGGATTAAATTTTGTGAAGCCGAATTAACCTTAACCGATGGCGGAGACTTACACCTGTTAGATACTTTTAAGTTATGGGGCGAACAAGTTTTTGGTTGGTATTACTTTGTTGAAAGAAGCGTTTATGAACCAAATCCAGATGGTCATGGTGGACGCTACGTAAAGAAGACTATCAAGAAACGCCTAATTAATAAACAATATCTTATCGTTGGAAGAGGAGCTGCTAAATCTATGTATGCTTCCTGTATTCAATCGTATTTCCTAAATGTAGATACTACAACAACTCATCAGATCACAACTGCCCCAACAATGAAACAAGCAGAAGAAATAATGTCCCCTATTCGTACGGCCATAACTCGATCAAGAGGTCCTCTGTTTAAATTTCTAACAGAAGGTTCGTTACAAAACACCACTGGATCTAAAGCTAAAAGAATGAAGTTAGCCTCCACAAAGAAAGGTATTGAAAATTTCCTTACCGGTTCTTTACTAGAAATACGACCGATGTCTATTGCCAAACTTCAAGGTCTCCGACCTAAAATAGCAACTATTGATGAATGGCTTTCGGGAGACATTCGAGAGGACGTTGTTGGAGCCATCGAGCAGGGTGCTTCTAAAGTTGATGATTATCTAATCATTGCGATTAGTTCAGAGGGTACGATTCGTAATGGAAGCGGAGACACAATCAAAATGGAATTGATGGACATTCTCAAAGGAGACTACATCAATCCGCATGTTTCTATTTGGTGGTATAAACTAGATTCGATCGATGAAGTCTCTGACCCCCGAATGTGGGTGAAGGCTAATCCGAATTTAGGAAAGACCGTTAGCTATGAAGCATATCAGTTGGATGTCGAAAGAGCAGAAAAAGCTCCGGCAGCTAGAAACGATATTTTAGCAAAACGTTTTGGTATTCCCATGGAGGGTTATACTTACTACTTCACTTATGAAGAAACCATTCCCCATAGAAAGAGAAACTACTGGCAAATGCCTTGTGCTCTTGGAGCAGACCTTTCTCAAGGAGACGATTTTTGTGCATTTACATTTCTGTTTCCTTTATCTAATGGATGCTTTGGTGTTAAAACTAGAAACTATATATCCTCATTAACTTTGATGAAACTTCCAGCAGCAATGAGAATCAAGTATGAACAATTTATGAATGAAGGAAGCTTAATAGTTCTCGAGGGAACTGTTCTGGATATGATGGAGGTTTATGACGATCTTGATAACCATATTACAGAATGTGGATATGACGTTAGATGTTTTGGTTATGACCCATATAACGCAAAAGAATTTGTAGAGCGTTGGGTATCGGAAAATGGTCCATTTGGAGTCGTAAAAGTTATACAGGGTGCAAGAACGGAGTCTGTTCCTCTAGGAGAGTTAAAGAAACTTTCTGAGGAGCGGATGCTTTTATTCGACGAGGAACTTATGTCTTTTGCTATGGGTAACTGCATAACCATTGAAGATACGAATGGTAATAGGAAATTACTTAAGAAACGATATGAACAGAAGATCGACGCTGTGGCCGCTATGATGGATGCCTATATTGCTTATAAAGCTAATAAAGAGGCTTTTGAGTAAAGGAGGGACATAATGTGGCAATATTTATCACCTCCAATGCCTAACGAACTTTATCATTACGGCGTTAAAGGTATGAAGTGGGGTGTTAGAAGGTATCAGAACAAAGACGGATCCTTAACTCCTGAAGGAAAGAGAAGATTGCGAGAAAAGTCAAACTTTCATTCAGATGATATTGTTCTTAAGAAAGGCACGGTCGTGAATCGTGTCGTTCCAAAAAGATGGGCTTCAAAAGAATTGGGTTTAACAGGTCATGCATATGCCGCTTTTAAAAAAGAAGATATAGAGACTTATCAAAGATATGCTTCTCTTTTTGGAAAGAATTCGTATGTTAATCTCGAATACAAAGTAAAAGATATTTTAGTTTCGCCAGGAGAGAAGAAAAGAGTGGATGAGTTTATCAAGTTAATGAGTAAGGATAAACAAGCTCTTGATACATTTAAGAAAGCATCTCCTTTACTGTTTATACCTAAAAAACGTCTTGAAAATCTAACAGATCCGAAAGACATAGATCGAGCTTATAGACGATTTAGCTACCTTTTGGTTACAAAGCCTGAGCTTCGAGAGGCATATTTTAACCAGCTTAAAAAAGATGGGTATAACATGGTAATTGATGATGGTGATCGATTAGCAAAGATTTCTTCATCACCAATTATTATTTTTGACCGAGAAAAATCTTTAACTCCTCCAAAAATTAAGAAACCTAGTTAGGAAAGGAGGGCTGTTGTTGGAAAATTCTTTAGTTCATTACGGCATTCTTGGCATGAAAGGGGGGTGGTAATTCAAAATGGAGAATTCGTTTACTTCCAGATTAAAACATGCATGGAATGCTTTTTTTAACAAAGACCCCACCGATTATTACAAAAATGTTGGAACTAGCTACACTTACCGTCCGGATAGACCGAGACTAACACGCGGAAATGAGCGTTCGATAGTAACTTCAGTATACAATCGGATTGCTTTAGACGCTTCTTCAGTTAGCATTCAGCATGTAAGACTTGACAAAAACAATCGTTTCCTATCCGTCATCGATTCGGGGTTAAACAACTGTCTCACCGTTGAAGCTAACCTTGATCAAACCGGAAGAGCCTTTATTCAGGACATAGTTATGTCAATGTTAGATGAAGGATGTGTTGCTATTGTTCCAGTTGACACAACCTTTGACCCCGAAATTACTGGTTCTTATGATATTCTCTCAATGCGAACCGGAAAAATTTTGGAATGGTATCCGAGTCATGTTAAGGTTCGTGTTTATAATGAGAAAACAGGTCGTAAAGAGGATATTGTGTTACCGAAGAGTACAGTTGGTATTGTAGAAAATCCTCTATACGCTGTTATTAACGAACCAAATTCAACTATGCAGCGACTTATTCGTAAACTTAACCTTTTGGATGTTGTAGATGAACAAAGCAGTTCTGGTAAGTTGGATTTGATTATCCAATTGCCATATATTATTAAAACCGAAGCAAGGCGTCAACAGGCTGAAAAACGCCGTCAAGATATAGTAGACCAATTAGCAGGTTCAAAATACGGTATTGCTTATACCGATGGTACAGAGCGTATTACGCAGTTGAATCGTCCAGTCGAAAACAATCTAATGAAGCAGATTGAATATCTAACGAGCATGCTATACAGCCAGTTAGGGATCACTCAAAGCATCTTAGATGGTACGGCTGATGATAAGACAATGCTAAATTATTATAATCGTACTATTGAACCTATTCTTTCAGCCATTGTTGATGAAATGAAACGAAAGTTTCTAACTAAAACCGCTCGATCACAATTACAGTCGATTTTATTCTTCAGAGATCCGTTCAAACTCGTTCCAATTAACGAAATTTCTGAAATTGCTGACAAGTTTACCCGCAACGAGATCATGACATCGAACGAAATCAGACAGATCGTTGGAATGAAGCCGTCGGATGACCCGAAAGCAGACGAACTCAGGAATAAGAATCTAAGACTATCTGAGGATGATCAAACGACCCATCAAATGATGTGACTGGAGAAAAGATCGAAATGACGAATAACTAATTAAAGGAGGAAAAATTCAAAATGAAGATGTATGATTTCAGCGGCTGGGCTACCCGTAATAATCTTAAATGTTCTGATGGAAGAATTATCATGAAAGACGCATTTAAGCATAATGACGGACAGATGGTTCCTCTTGTATGGAATCACCAGCACAACGATCCTCTTAACGTTCTTGGGCATGCTCTGCTTGAGAATCGAGAAGAAGGTGTTTACGCATATTGTAAGTTTAATGAAACAGAATCAGGTAAAAATGCAAAGCTTTTAGTTGAACATGGAGACGTAACAGCTCTTTCTATTTATGCAAATCGGTTGAAGCAGCAGGGTCCTAATGTTATACATGGGGATATTCGTGAGGTTAGTCTTGTTTTGGCAGGAGCAAATCCTGGGGCATTTATTGATTCTGTTATAAGACATGGCGAAGAATCTGATGATGAAGCTATTATCTATACTGGTGAAGACATTTCTCTATTTCATGCCGATGATCAGGAAAAAGATAAGGACGAAGACGAGGAAACCATTGCCGACATCTTCAATACCCTTACCGAAAAACAGAAAATGGTAGTTTATGCACTAATCGGACAGGCTCTTGAAGAAAAAGAAGAGTCCGAAGATAACAACGATAACGACGATTCTAAAGGAGGAAATAAAACTATGAAACATAATGTGTTTGATAATGAAGACGCTAGGAAGGATATTCTTAGTCATTCCGACATAGAAGCTATCTTCGCTGACGCTAAACGTTATGGAAGTCTTAAGGATAGTGTTCTCGCACACGGTATCCAGCAGATTGACTATTTGTTCCCCGATGCAAAGAATGTTACAGATACTCCTCAGTTCATTCAGAGAGATATGGGATGGGTTCAGAAGGTTATGAACTCTGTACACCGCACTCCATTTTCCAGAATTAAGTCTGTTCTGGCCAATATAACAGAAGAAGATGCTAGAGCTAAAGGTTATATTAAGGGTAAACAGAAGATAGATGAAGTGTTTACTTTGCTTAAGCGTACAACCACTCCGACTACCATCTATAAGAAACAGAAGTTGGATCGTGATGATGTAGTTGATATCACCGATTTCGATATTGTAGCTTGGATAAAATCTGAGATGCGTATGATGCTGGATGAGGAAATTGCCAGAGCCATTCTTGTCGGTGACGGTCGTTCATCTTCTTCTGACGACAAGATTAATGAACAGAATATTCGTCCTATTTGGACGGATGAAGATCTGTATACCATTAAGGCTCCGGTTGAAGTTCCTTCAAATGCTACTTCTGACCAGAAAGCTAAGGCATTTATTCGTGCCGCCATTAAAGCCAGAAAGAATTACAAGGGTTCCGGCGAGCCTACTCTGTATACCACAGAAGATGTACTTACTGATTGCCTTCTGATGGAAGATACTACGGGTCGTGTAATTTATGATTCCGTTACTAAGTTGGCTACAACTCTTCGTGTGAAGGAGATAGTTACAGTTCCTGTAATGGAAAATCTGACCAGAACAGATTCCGAAAACAATACTCTGACTCTTATGGGGTTGATTGTAAATCTTGCGGATTATAACGTTGGAGCTGATAAGGGCGGAGCCGTTAATATGTTTGATGACTTCGACATCGATTACAATGCTCAGAAGTACCTGATTGAGACTCGTTGTTCTGGTGCTTTGATTA